AAAATAAACTTTATTCAAGGGATTTAATCTTAGAATTTGAAAAAATTAGTGTTTATGAGAATTAATAAAAAAATACTACAATTAGTACAAGAAGGTTTTCAATTGAAAACTTTACAAAAAATGAGTGAAAGTAATGTGAATTATTTATACACTAAACTAATGAATGAGCAAACTTCCGCAATTAAAGGAACAATTGCTACTAAAAATGAACCAAAAGCAATTCAGTTAGCCACTAAGGGTTATAATGTTAGGCTTGAGAAAAAGGAAATGGGTGAGGCGAAGAAAAAACCTCAATCAAAAAATCCTTTTGTAATTTGTACAGCACAATTAAAAAAAGAATTTGGAACATCTGAAAGAAGTGAGTGGACAAAACCACAAATTAAAAAATATGAAAGATGTGTTATGGATGTTAAGAAAGGTGTAAAAGAAGGCGTAAATCCAATTGATGTTTTTATTGAAAATGAAATGGATAGAATGATTGAATCTTATTCAAAACCAAAAGTAACAAAAAGTGAATTATTGAGGCATTTAAGAGAATATGATACACCAACTACTAAGCCAGTTGTAAAACCAGCAAAACCAACAACAAAACCAACAAGGAGAGATAACCCATTTATTAACCCAAACCCAAAAGTTAATCCAGACCCAAAAGCAGTATCACCTGAAAAAGCAAAAAACGCTATTATAGATAATATTATGCAATTACTAAATTTTGAAAACTAATGAAGGATATTAATAAATTAATAAAAAGAAAACTAAAGGAGCAATTAGATTATAGTGGTTCTGAAAGAATGGATCCAAGACTTGAAAAGAAATTGGCTGACCCTGAAAGTATGTTTGCTAAGAACCCAGCCTTTAAGAGGGGCTCTTTAGATGTTCAAAAATTATATAGCAATTCATTTAATGACTTGGTTGAAAAGGTTAGAAATATGACTGGCAAAGATGACTTGACACCAAATGAATTGGCTAGTGTAATATCAAGCACTATGATGAGAAATGTTCAAACAATTCAACAGATTGAGCAGGCAAATAGTGATGAATTAGTAGAAATAGCCATTGAAGAAACATTAAATGAGATGGAAGTTTCTGACGAAACATTTACTATTAAAGCAACATTAGGTATGCCAGGTAGTGATGTAGTGGGAAAAATGAAACAAAATAAAGATAAAATAGAAGATGAATTAAGTTTTGAGGAACAAGAGGTATTAGATGATGAAGTTTTTAAAAGAGATATTATCAATGCTTTAATTGGCGGGGTAGCAAAAAAAGTACAGTATATTTATGAAAAACCAGAAGTTAAAGCAAGATTGGATGAAATTAATCCAAGATTATTTCAGTTATATAAATCAACATTACCATTAATTGACCTTCATTTTTATTATTTAAATGAAGATTATATGGATATGGCTAGTGGTGGCGGTGGTGTTGCTGGTGCTGTTGAAGTGGAGGATGAAGAAGATGAAGAAACAAATGAATTAAAAACTGTTATAAATGCCGCTGGATTTATATTTCCAGTTCTATGTCATGAAATAGGTAAGGGTATTCAAGAAGCATTAGCAAGACAAGGTTATCCATCTGACACTAGTATGGCTAATATGACACTAGGCCAAGCAGATACATTAAAAGCCGAAACAGAGGGTTTAAGAATCGGACCAGCAATATTAAAGAAGATAAGAGATATTTTACCAATGGAGGTATTGGATAAATCAGATGTTGGATTAATAAATTTCTTTTTTGTTGAATTATATAAGATACCTGCAAAAGATTTTCTTAGTTTAATGAAATATGTAATATCAGATAACCCCCAAGATAAGCAATATGCTGAGAGGGAGTTTGAAGAGTTAGTTCAATTAGCAAGACAAGGCAAACAAAGATATATTGATTATTTAATGAGTCAATATGATGAAGATGAGGAAGAGTTTGATGATGGCGGATTAGGAGACCAAGATGGTGAAGATGATTCATATTCTGGCGGAAAACAAGGTGGATTTGACCCAAATGATTATGTAAATGTTAATTTAAAAGATTTAATGAAAGATTTACGAGATAAAAATATGTTGAATTAAATTTTATTTTTCATAGAATTAACCCCCATTCTTAATTAGTTTGGGGGTTTTTTTATTTTGTATGTATTTATAAAAAAACAAAATATGACAAGAGATCAAGTATTGATTGAATCAGCCAAATGTATAAAAAGCACACCATATTGTTTAAAGACATATTTACAAACTTATGACAATACAGTTAAAAGATATGTACCATTAGATTTATTTCCAGACCAAGTAAAATTGATTGAGGATTTTGATTCATATAATGAAAATATTGCATTAAAGTATAGGCAGGCTGGGGTGTCAACGGTTACAGCTGCTTGGATATCAAAAAAATTAGCATTTGCAAATAGGAATAAACCTGAAAAAGTGTTAATTATTGCCAACAAATTGGATACCGCAGTTGAGATGGCTAATAAGGTTAGACATTTTACAGAACAATGGCCTAATTGGGTTGGTATTGGATTTTCATCTGAAAAAAATTCAGCAAGGCATTTTAAATTAAATAATGATTGTGAGGTTAAAGCAGTGGCAACATCAAAAGATGCATTAAGGGGTTATACACCCACCACATTGATATTTGATGAGGCAGCCTATATTGATGCTGACCCCGACTTCTGGGCGGCCTCTATGGCATCGCTATCAACAGGGGGTAAGGTTGTGGTAATATCAACACCAAATGGTTATGATAGGATATATTATGAGATATATGACCAAGCATTGCGTAATATGAATGAGTTCAAGATTACTGAAATGGTTTGGTATAGGGATCCAAGATATACAAAAGATTTATTTTTGGTAAAGACAAAAGATATGATTCATTATCTTTTAAATAAAGAAGAATATACCAAAGATGATATATTAGATTTATCACATGAGAATTCATATGAAAGAGACCATCAAGTAGTGATTGACCATATTGAAGAAGGTTATAAACCATGTTCATCTTGGTATGAGGGTATGGTGAAGAAATTAAAATATGATAAAAGAAAAGTTTCACAAGAGATTGAAAGTAATTTCTTGGGGTCAGGTGATAATGTATTTGATTCAGAATTATTAACAAATATCTTAAAGAACCAATTGGCAAACCCCATATCAAAATTGATGGGAAATAGTTTATGGATGTTTAAAGAGCCAGAAAATGGTCATAGGTATGTTGCAGGTGTTGACGTATCAAGGGGCGATTCAGAAGATTTTTCAACAATTCAGATTATTGATTTTGATACACAAGAACAAGTTTTGGAATATGTTGGCAAAATACCCCCAGATATATTAGCAGAAGTTGTGTATAAATGGTGTACAATGTATAGGGCATTTGTTGTTGTTGATTTGACTGGTGGAATGGGAGTTGCAACATCTAGGAAATTACAAGAAATGAATTATCCAAGTTTATATTATGATAATGTTGATACAAATAATAAATGGAAATATGACCCAAAAATGTATGAAAGAATTCCTGGAATAAATTTTAATAACAAAAGAGTTCAAATGATTGCATCTTATGAAGAAGCATTAAGACATGGTTTTAAAATTTATTCAAATAGACTATACAATGAAATGAATACGTTTATATATATAAATGGAAGACCTGATCACCAGAAGGGGCATCACGATGATTGTATTATGGCAATAGCGATGGCTACTTATGTTGCAGAAAAGTCTTTTCAAGTTTTGGAAAAAGTAGCAAACCATACAAAAGCAATGATTAATTCTTGGAGTACACATACAAACACATATACTGAACAATCACTCTATTTTAATCCAATGATATCAAATGCCAATGGTAAAGATGGAATAAATACCCCAAATGTAAATGATTACCAAAAATATAATTGGTTATTTGGTGGAAGATAAATATAATATGTTATGAGTAATAATGAAAATCTAACAGTTTGGCAAAGGTTATCTGCAACTTTTGGGCCAAATTCTCTTTTAAATCAAGATATCCCAACATATAAATTTGATAAGAAGGAGTTATTAAGAACGCAAAATAAAGATGAATATCAAAGGGAAAAATTACAAGCCCAGCAATCATTTTATTTATCAAATCAATGGGCAAAGATTGATAACCACTTATATACCCAAGCAGTATATTATGAACCAACAAGATTAGCATCAGTCTATGATTTTGAAAGTATGGAGTATACGCCAGAAATAGGGGCAGCATTAGATATATATGCTGAAGAATCAACAACAGCAAATGAAGATGGTCATATGCTACAGATATATTCTGAATCAAAAAGAATTAAATCAGTACTAACTGATTTATTTAATAATGTTTTGGATATAAACACATCATTGCCTATGTGGACTAGGAATACAGCTAAGTTTGGTGATAATTTTGTCTATTTAAAGTTAGACCCAGAAAAAGGCATTGTTGGTTGCAATCAATTACCTAATATAGAAATAGAAAGATTAGAACCAGGTAGTACTGAAAAATCACCAAATTATGGTGAAATGTCATCAGAAAATCAATCCCTTAAATTCAAATGGAAAAATAAACAGATGGAATTTCAGCCTTGGGAAGTTGCTCACTTTAGAATATTGGGAGATGATAGAAAATTACCTTATGGTACATCTTTATTGGAAAAAGCAAGGCGTATTTGGAAACAACTTTTATTGGCAGAAGATGCTATGTTAATATATAGAACATCAAGAGCACCAGAACGTAGGGTATTTAAAGTTTTTGTTGGTAATATGGATGATAATGATGTTGAGGCATATGTACAACGTGTTGCAAATAAATTCAAACGTGAACAAATTGTTGATAGTAAAACGGGTAATGTCGATATGAGATATAATCAAATGGCTGTTGACCAAGATTATTTTGTTCCTGTAAGAGACCCCGGTCAAGCAAGCCCAATTGAAACTTTAGCAGGTGCTGCGAATCTTGGAGAAATTGCAGATATAGAGTACATCCAGAAAAAATTGGTTACAGCATTAAGGATACCAAAAACATTCTTGGGTTTTGAAGATGTGGCTGGTGAAGGAAAAACTTTAGCGTTACAAGATATTAGATTTGCAAGAACAATAAATAGAATACAAAAATGTATGATATCCGAATTGAATAAAATTGCAATTATTCATTTATTTTTATTAGGTTTTGAGGATGAAATATCTAATTTTACTTTGGGATTAACCAATCCATCAACACAATCAGATTTATTAAAGATTGATGTTTGGAAAGAAAAGGTTGGTCTTTATAGAGATGCGGTTGCGGATCCTGGTACAGGTATTTCACCAGTTTCGGCAACATGGGCTAAAAAACATATTTTTGGTTTCTCTGATGAGGAGATTAGATTAGATTTGCAACAACAGAGAATTGAAAGAGCGGTTGGTGAAGAATTAAAACAAACCCCTCTCATTATTAAGAAAACTGGATTATTTGATAATATTGATAAGTTATATGGTACGGTAAGTGGTGGTACAACAACTGCTGGCGCACCACCGCCAGAAGGTATGGATATGGGCGGTATGGATACGGGTGGTATGGATATGGGCGGTATGGATATGGGTGCACCACCACCAATGGGGGATGATATGGGAGCACCGCCACCACCAGAAATAGGTCTAGCACCAGAATCAAGAGATAGAAATTTGAATATTTTGCTTGAAAATAGCAAGTTTAATGCGACAAATTATATTCCATTATCAAAAGGTCAAAAATCTTTGGGGGATTTAGAAAACGAACTAAAAAAGTTATTAGGTTCATAATATTTATAAAAAAAGAAAAATATGAAATTTGGTAGAGTAAAAACAATTATTGAAAATAATCTTTCAGAATCTGTAAAAGATAAGAAGATTTTTAAAGAAAACATAAAAAATTTTAAAAAGCATATTTTAAAGGATAAAAATTTATCCAAATTATATGTATTATATGGTGATTTATCAAAGCCAAGGGGTTTAACTGAAAGTGAGGCAAAAACTTATCTGGATGAGGGCATTGATTGGGCTAAGAAATTAATTAGTAAATCTAAAATACCAGTCATCCTGAATAAACTTGATAATAATGAATATGGAAATATTGATAAATTAGTTTATGAATCAACAAAAAGTATTGAAGAATTGGTTGAAATCAAAAAGAATATTTTAACTGTATTAGTACAACCAATTAAAATTAATGAGAATAAAATTAACTTACCAATAAGTTCAATGGTTAAAGTTGTTAATACAAAAGTTAATGAATATATTAATTCATTAAATGAGGAAACAAAAAAGGAAATTTTATCATTATTAAAAGAAGATAAGAATAAATTAAATGCTGATTTTATAACATTAAAATCTGATACAGAGAAGAAACTAGTTGAATTGTCTTTGACCGAAACAAATGCTGAAGTTAAGACAAAAATATTAAAGGCAATTGATAAGGTTAAAACTGATAAGTTTGATATATTGAATTATTATGAAATAAAAAATTTAAATAAATCATTAAATGGGTAATTTCATTTGATAATTATATTGTTTTTGTTTATTTTTAAATAAACAATTAACAATCAATGAAGAATGGGAAAAAAATAAGACTTAGGTTATTTAATGATTTAAAAGTATTTTACGGTACTATTGATTATATTGAATTAAAATCAATTTACATAAATATTCAATCTTGGGTTCAGCCAAAAGATGACTATACTAACTGGAAAAAAATTGTTTGCACCCAGTCAAGGGATATTAAGCACACAATATTAGATGTCAATGATTTGAATTTATTTCATAAATCAACAATTGTTGATTTGGATATTAGGCATAGTGGTCTTTCGTTAGATAAAAAATCTTTTATGAACCTTGAAATAACTTTATTTGCTAAAGTTGGGGTTGATTTTAAATCAAATGAATTAAAGGAATCTGTTAGAAAAATAATAAAAGAAATATATAATAAAAATATTTCTAAAAACAAATATTTTGATTTTTTCATAACAAAAAGAGATTTAATTCAATAAAACAAAACATTTTATATATTTATTGTATAAAATATAATATGAATAGTTTAAGAATATTAGAATCAAATGAAATTGGTCATGGAATATTAATTGAGGCTGATGCTGGTTGGATTAATCCCAAAGACCAATTAAATGTTAATTTAATACAAGAAAACAAAAAGTTAGATTATAAGAACCCTTTTGAATTTTATGCTGTATTGCAAAAGCATGATGTACCAAATAGAAATGGTAGAACATATCCTGAAAAAATATTAAAAAGGGAGGCTGAAAGATATAAGCAAATTATTGAAAAGGGTTTATCTACATCTGAACTAAATCATCCCGAATCATCCTTAATTGACTTAGATAGAGTTGCCCACTTAATAACAGAAATTTGGTGGGATGGCAATATACTAATGGGTAAATTATTGCTATTAACCTCTCCTGGCTTTCACGAGAGGGGTATTGTATCAACCAAGGGTGATGTTGCTGCAAATCTAATGAGGCAAGGAGTGAGCCTAGGAATCAGTTCTAGGGGGGTTGGATCACTTAAAAAAGTTGGGGAGAAAAATGAGGTTCAAGATGATTTTGAATTGATTTGTTTTGATTTGGTTTCATCGCCATCAACGCCTGGGGCATACCTATTCTCAAATAAGGAAGATAGGCATAAGTATGATGAAAAACTAGAAGAAGAAAAGAAAATTGACCCCTCAACTAATATATTAAATTAATGAATAAACTTGATAGCTATTTAAAATAAAATGACAGAAGAAACATTAGGAAAGGTATTTGAATTTATCAAAGAAAAGGGTAAACAAAATTTACCATTATTTTGGAAAATGAAAAATGACATGCCATTAACAGAAGAAGATTTGACTTTTAAAGGTGATTTACATTTAGAACATTCACCAATAACCTCCTTACCAAAGGGTTTAAAAGTTGAGGGTGATTTGATGTTAACTGCTTCAAAAATAGCCTCATTACCAGAAGATTTGCAAGTTGGAGGTGATTTAAACATAATTTTTTGTGAAGCAATAAACTCATTACCAAAAGGATTATATGTTGGCAAAAACATACAATTATATGCAAAAAAAATAGTTTCCATTGGTGAAGGATTGGTTGTTGATGGGGATTTAAACTTATTTAATAGCCAAATAAAATCATTACCCCAAGGAGTTAAAATTGGGGGAGAGTTAGGTTTAACCTTTACAAAAATAGAAACATTACCAAAAGGTTTGATAGTTAAAGGTGGTTTGGAAATTGCTGGAACACCATTAGAAAAATATTCAGATGATGAATTAAGAAGAATGGTTAAGCCTGGAGTTATAAAAGGGCCGATAATTAGAGATTAAAAATGAAAATAGAAACATTAAAAAGAATATTTGATTTTATTGAAAATAAAGAAACCAAAAAACATAAAGCCAAAGCAACTTTAAAGTGGAAGTTATTTTTTAATGAACCATTAACAAAAGATGATTTGATTGTTAATGGGAATTTAAATTTGGCAAATTCAAAAATAACATCTTTGCCCGAAGGATTGGAAATTAACGGTTCTTTGAATTTAAAAAATTGCACAAGTTTAACATCATTACCAGAAGGTTTAAAAGTTGGTGGTGATTTAAATTTATCTAATTGCACAAGTTTAACATCATTACCACAAGGATTGAAAGTTAAGGGGGATTTAGATTTATATGGTTGTAAAAACTTAAAATACTTACCAATAGGATTGATAGTTGTTGGTGATATAAATTTACAATACTCAACAATAACAACCTTACCAGAAGGCTTAAAAGTTGGTGGTGATTTGAATTTATATAATTGCAAAAGTTTAAAATACCTACCAAAAGTATTGAAAGTTGGTGGTTTTTTAAATTTAAACAAATGCACAAGTTTAACATCACTACCAGAAGGATTAGAAGTTGGGGGTGCATTATATTTAAAGAATTGTTCCAAATTAAAATCATTACCAAAAGGATTGAAAATTGGGGAGGCTTTGGAATTGAATGATACAAATATAACTACTCTCCCAAAAGATTTGAAATTTGTTAATGATTTGGGTTTATCAGGTTCTAAAATAATGTCATTACCAGATAATTTACATGTTAGGGGTAGGTTAGATTTGGCTTTTTGTGAAAATTTAACTTCATTATCAACTGGTTTAAAAGTTGATGGTGATTTAATATTAACCTTTGCAAAAATAACCTCATTGCCAGATAATTTACAAGTTGGCAAATATTTGGATTTGGGTAATACAAAAATAACTTCACTACCTAATGGGCTAAAAGTTGGTAGTAGATTGAATATAAGTGGTACACAAATAACCTCATTACCAAAAGGACTAAAAGTTGGAGAAAATTTACTTATAATGAACACAAATTTAAAAAAATATACTGATGAAGAATTAAGAGAAATGGTTAAGCCTGGATTTATAAAAGGTGAAATATTTAGAGGATAAAAAAAATTAATTATTTTTCATTATTTTTACAAAAAAAACAACTATATTTATACAAACAAATAAAAAACAATACCTATGGATGAAAAATTCTTTGTTGCCAGATTAACTTTTTCTCTACCTGATGAGAATACTGGTAAAATGAAAAAAGTAAGAGAAGAGAAATTAGTTAAAGGTTATTCTGTAACAGATGTTGAAGCAAAAGTTACAGAAAAGTATAAAAACTTTTCCCAAGATTGGAGAATAACAGCAGTTTCAGAATCAAAAATTGATGAGGTTTTTGTTTAAAACAAATAACTTTTATCGTAAACCCCTAGCATAAATAATGTTAGGGGTTTTTTTATTTTAAAAAAATATTGATAATCAGTAACTTTTTTACTTTTTGATATATTTATAATAAAAATAAATAAAAATTATGCAACCTGAAAAAAATTTAGTAGAAGAAGCGCTAATTCAAATGAAACAAATTGAAGATGTGCTTGCAGAAAACGCAAAAGGAATACTTTCTTCAACAATGAAGGAAGAAATCGAAGAGTTGGTTAAAGAATCTTTAAATGAACAAGAAGATATTGAAGATGATGAAACTGATTTAGATATGGATATGGAAGATGATATGGATATGGAGGATGATGTTATTGATATGAGGGGAGCATCACAAAGTGAACTTTTAAAAGTATTTAAAGCAATGGATGATGAAGATGGTATAATTATATCAAAAGATGGTAATGATATCTCATTAACTGATGATGGTGATGAATATTTAATAAGACTAGGAGAACAAATAGAAGATTTTGATTCAGATATGGAAGATGAGGATGATATGGATGATATGGAAGATGAGGATGATATGGAT